TTCTTCTGACATGCTCAACCTTTCATCGAGTTGGTTCGCGAACCAACATGTTGTAGTGATGGGGCACCCCCAACGCGGGGGTGCCCCCATTCAACTCACTTGCACACAGAACACAGGCGGGTGATTAGTGACGCCGCCAACTGCTTGGACGGATCAGTGATCTTTGCCACGCCCGGCACATCCCATCGACAGCCGGGGAGCGCCATCTCGCAGGCGTGCCACCCAAGAAGGATCGGGTAGAACTCGATCCCATCCTGAGTCATTTGCCGAACTTGCTTGCGACAGTCTGGTGTTGACCCGTCGCATATAAAGAAGAACACTTTGCGTGGAGTCTTCATTAGCCCAAGTTGGGCCTCGCCAGCATTGATCGCCTGCTCCGAGTCGGTGCCGCTGGACAACACAAGGCCGAACCTCTGCCTGCAAGCAGCCATCGACTGCGACCACTGCTTGTCGATGTACACCTCATCGCTATACCTGCCGATGCACACCTTGATCCCGGCACGCTCACAAGCGTGACCGATCATGGCAGCAGAACGCCAAGCGGGCGTGTCGTACGAACCTGCCATCGAACCACTGTCGTCAACCATGATGACGACGCTGGTTCCGATCTTGGGCACAGCAATCTTCTTCCGAAGAATGTTGTTGGTCAGACCCTGCATAAAATCGGGGACTGACCTTTGTACGAGGCGGACACCTTGATCCTTCGGAGAGGACAACCCGTGACGGGACTGCCCACGCAAAAGGTTGATCAGTGGTGTGGCACCGGCGGCGGCACGCCTACCCCACTCCCAGTTCCTCTTCCCGTCTTTGGGGATTGCATCTGGATCTAGCCTAGAAGAAGACAGGCCATAAAATGTGCCGCCAGATTTGATAACAGAATCCAGATCGACACGATCCTCCTTCTTGTCGGTCATGATTGATTCGGCAGCCTGCTCAACCATGCCGCCGCCGAAGTTTCTCCTTTCGTCGTCATCGCATCTTTCGTGCGACGCTTTTGTAAGCGCATCCGAGTAGTCGGTTGATGTTCCATCTTGGTTGTCCTGCTGATCGTCTCGCTCTTGCTCGAATAGGTCAGCCAACTTCCGCCAGATCCTCATAGCCAAAGGCTCTAGCGACCTTGTATCTTTGTACCTAGTCACGCCAATCGAGTCGATCTCGGCGAAAAACTCCCGGACTCCATCCATGCACAAGTCGAGCATGGGGATTCCGGTCTTCGTGTTCCTGCGTGACGGGTCAACAAACGCACCAAAGATTGCGTTGACCACGCCCATCTCAGCAGAAACACTGTCCGGGTCCATTGCCCTTACGGCCTGATCCCAAATCCTCTGTGTGATCTGATGACCACGGTTGAAGATTTGCATGGACCCACCCAACGCATTGCGTTCAATGCGTTCGATACGCACATCTTCGAGTGCGTTGTGAATGGAGTGCTGGATCTTCAAGTCCCAAGGTGACGGGGATTCCGAGTGCTTGATGTGTGCTGCTTCGTGGTGAAGCAGGTAGCGAACGAAGTCGATCTCGTCCGCACTCAGGCGACGCTTCATCGCCTGAGGAAGTTGAATCTCATCCGTGCCGTTGGTACACGGTCGAGATCCAGCAACAACCTTGACGCCACGTTGAAGAAGCATCGACGCCGATCGGGCGATCGTGTCGCTTACGTCGTACACGAACGTCTTGAATGAATAAAAGTAGTCGTCGAACATTGCTAACTCCTGTTGGTTCGCGAACCAACTCAATCGAGGGAGATGTGGCTGACGACCAACTCGTTAGCCACGCGACGATCCGCCTGCGGAAGTGCGGCGATGATGCACTGGGCCAGTGCCTTCTTCTTGCCGACACCACGGGCACGGGTAGACGCGTACCCGATCAGGTGCCGCAAGCACACCGGCTCGGACATCCCGTCGAACGACTCGCCGGAGTCCACAGACTCGACGCTGCGACGGGTGGCGTTGGCAAACGCCACCACTTGTTCAGCCTCCTGAACATCGAGGCCATAAGTCGTGAGCAACACCTGCTCATGAGTTGGGTCCATGTAGTCCACGATGAACGTGGACTTGATGCGTGAGTTGAACGCTGAGTCGGAGATGTTCGCCGACGCGTGCCGACCAGACACGTCACCGTGCCCACTGGTGTTGCGGGTGAGCACGAACCGCAGGTTGCCGCAGTTCTTGATGACCTCGCCGTTGGGCAGGGTGTAATCCCTACCCTCGACTACCCCGTGGAAGTCTGACTGGACCTCCGACGGGGCATGGTCGAACTCGTCGAACACGATCAAGTGGGGGATATCTGGCGACGCCTCGGCGGCACGCATCGCGACGGTGATCTCACCGTCCACGAAGACTTGCTGACCGCCACGGATCTTGTCCACGCCGATCAGTTGTTCGATCGGCTTGTCTCTGGTGAACTGCACGACAGTGCATGGGATGCCCATCACATGGGCAGACTGACGGCAGATCGTGGTCTTGCCGGTGCCGGGCGCACCGATCAGGCTGACCACGGGGTCTCCGAGAACGGCGTTCATGAAGTCCACTGCATTGAACTTCACGTTGTCGGCACCTTGGCCGACACGCATCGAGGCCGACCAAAACTCGAGCGAGTAGTTGTCGATGGCCGCAGGTGCGTTGGGCGATGCGAAGAACGGAATGTCCTCGCCCATGACCATGACCGTGCCCGGCGAACTCGGCAGAGCGATCGGTCTGCTGGCCTGAATGCTGGCCGCCAACTGCGCCCGCTTGGCTTCGAGGTCGTCCAGTTTGTTCTGGATCTTCTCAACCTCAGCCCGGAGGCTGCTGACCTGTTGGTTCGCGAACCAACATCGAGTCTTCATCGTCTCATGGGCGAGTTGGGCATCCGTCACATTGACGCCCGCAGACGCAAGAGAGTAGAGGCTCTTGGATCCCGCTACGACGGTTTCGTCGTACAGGTATCCGGTCCAGCCCCGCCTGTTGGCGGTGGCGATTACAGGGATGTGGGTTTGGATTGAAGCCGGTAGAGGCTTCGCCTGTTGCTTGTTGGAGAGGTCGAACATAGCGAACTCCGGCTCACGGTCGGCGGTTTCGCAGATGTCCACGACCACGTTGATGTGCCTAGTGATCTCCGTACATTCAGTGTTGACCGCCTCGTATTGGCGACGATGCTCCGCAATCGCGAAAAGGACATCCTCCTTCTTCACTGATGCGGGCGACAGCCCGAGAGCGTTGGCGATCTCTCTCGCCCGGACGCTCTTCATCGCTTGCCAAGCAGCGTCCGACATGTCGTCGTAGTTCGGAAGTGCGGCGGTCACAATGGACCGCCACTCTTCCTCGGTCAGAGATGACTGGCCCTGCGTTACGCCGTGATTGGCGAAGACCGTCATGTATGCGGCGGCGGCGAACTGCTCTAGTTTGACCCGTTCAAGGGTCTTGCCGCCCAACAGTTCGAACTGCTCGACGAGCAGTCGGCGGTCGAACTGCTTCTGGATTTGCCCGTCCTCGAACCACACCTTGAGGAAAGGTGCGTGGTTGCGGTCGATCGAGACGCCGATGGCTGGGGAGCCGTCGTCTGCTTGGTACACCTCTTGGCAGACGATTGCGGCCACTACCGTTCCGACCGTAATCGTGACTCGACGGGAAGTGACGATCGACTGAGAATCGTGCGAGATACGCATTGCTAACTCCAACTTGTGGTTGGTTCGCGAACCAACCGTTACATGGTCGCCCGTGGAACACCCACAGGCCGTGAATAGAAAACCCCACCGCCGACCCGAAGGCCGACGGTGGAGCAGTCAAGGAGGCTGGATCAATCGACGACAACAGGGTCGTCGCTACGGCATTCCCGTGCGAGCCACAGGCACAGGGCGGACGCCTTGATGTACGACTCGTAGTCGCACCCGTCCCATTCCACGGCACGACGGAGGAGTTCGTCGGAAGCCGCACGAAGTCGATCGGCGGTGACGTAGTGGTCGTGCGACGGGTCGCCGTCGGCACGCACGACTGCCGCCGCCATGTGCGTGATCAAGGACAGGTTCACGCCCAACGGCTTGGCCTTGTCTGGCGTGTTGGTTCGCGAACCAACTTGCGAACCCTCGCAAACGGGGCAGAGGTCGGACGACTCGAGGTCGTGGTGGCCGTTACAGATGGTGCATCGCTGCATGGTGCTAACTCCTGACTTGTGGTTGGTTCGCGAACCAACCGTGAAGGTGGCGTCGGGGAGACGTACCCCGACCGTGTGTGCATTATACCATAAACAATACACTTGTCAACCCCTTTATATGCTAAGCCAAAGTTGCCGCCCGTCAACTATAGTTGACTGCCCGGCGCTCGAGCCTCCCTTCGCGCGTGATGGACGCTGGCCATGTTGGTTCGCGAACCAACCGCCCCGGCTGCGTTGGTTGGTTGGTTGGATGGTTGGTTGGTTGGTTGGTCGGTTGGCCGGTTGGGCGGTCGGGTCGGGTCGGCGTGATACCCAAGTGACAGCGCGCGTGATAGCGTTGGATGACAGCGCTCCGTGATAGCGACCGGGCCTCGAGCGCCCGATCGTCCAGCCGTGCATCGTCCAGGCCGCCCGCCGTCCGCGCATGAAACAACCCGCCCCACGCCGAAGCGCGGGACGGGTTGCGGGTTGCGGGTTGATTCGCGAATCAACCGCCCTTGGCGGACTTGGCGGTGGCGGTGGCGACCTTGCCAAGCGCCGCCACCTCCGACCATCCGAGAGTGGCGACGAGCGACACAATCAACGCATCCCACGACGCGCGGCCGCGCCCCTCCGCCATGTCGATAGCATGCATCGACCCGATAGCATCGACGGCGGTGGCGATAGCATCCGCCCGCGTCACGGGGACCGGATCCCCGCCCTCCGACGATGCGGGCGCCTTGTCCTTCCGCGCCTTCCGGCGCTTGTCGGTTGCGTTCAACCGCGCTTGAGCGGACTCCGAATCCGGGAAGGCGTCCCGAATGGTAGTGGCGACCGCCACCTCAGCATGGTCGGACTCGGCCACCGACACGGTGGCGATACCCTTCCGAGTCTCGTCCCTCGCGACGACCTTAGCGACCTTAGAGGGTACTCCGGACTTCTCCACCTCCGTCGCGCGCTCCCTCGCCACCGCATCGAGTCCCCTTTTCCACTCGACGAGCGCCTTCCGCCCGGACTGCGCCACCGAGTCCGGCGCGTTCCACTCGACAATGGCCACCGCCGCCGCTACCCATTCCGATGCGGTGGACTTGTCGCACGAATCCATGCCGAACCACTGCGCCACCGTGTCCGGCGCCTTGGTGACGACCATGTCGGACAAGTCCCCGGACGTGAGGCGATACAGTCCCCGGAGAGTGGCGACCATGTCGGACTCCGCCGCGCTCATAGACTTCTCAGCGGACAAGTAGTCGGAGTGGGCGACACGCGCCGAGAGGTGGAGGGACTCGAGCGCCTCCGCGTCGGACTTCGCGAGGTGGAGAGTGGACGAGCCGAACGAGTACTGAGCGAGATGCATGGTGGCATCCTCCGATAGTGGGTTGATTCGCGAACCAACCCGGGTTTCCGCCCCCATGGCGACATGCCATGGGCGACGCGTTCATCTTAGCCTATATCGGATGCCACGCAACCCCTACTGCTAGCGAATCCGCCATTTGGATGCAAAAAGATATATTTGCTATCCCCGGGTTTTTTCCTTGCAATTCTCTTCACGGACGGTATATGGGATCCCGAAGGGTTGCCGCCGCCCGCGACGCGGACGCCCCGCCGCCCGAGCCCCGCCGCCCGCGACGTGACTGCGCGGCAAAATACTTTGCCACTCCACCCGGTTCGGTTGTGAAATACTGCTATCCCCCCCTCTAAATCGACGCCGAGTTTTTGGCCTTCCTATGGACAGTCAACTATAGTTGACGCCATGAACAAGAGAGACCTGCGACGGGAGTTGGTTGAGAAGGGTGTTTGGACGCGGTTCTGCGCCAAGAGGAATCAGTACGAATCAGAGGGGATGAAGCCGGATGAGGCGTATGCACAGGCCGCGTCTGAGTTACTTGGCCGTGATGTCGCCGAGAAGAAGGCCGAGGCTGAATCGCTCACTGGCGTGGTCGAGTCGGCGGCGTTTGCAGACGGCGGCGCGTCTACGCCGGAGTGTGTAGCGTGGGTGGCGAAGCACATGATGATCAAGGATGTGCAGCCGTCGGCAGCCCCGAGCAGCGAGGCTTGGTCGATGCTTTGCTGGGCGCGTAGGAACAACCAGAACGAGGCCCAGTTCTGGGGTCAGATTTACACCAAATTGCTTCCGAGCCGTAGTCAGTTGGATGCCGAGCAGCGGTTCCGCGACGACGGTCGGAAGGTGCTGGGAATCCTTGAGAAGTTGAAGAATGGATGACTACTACAACCTAGTCCCGAAGGACTTTGGCAAGAACCTCGACTTCAGAAACGAGATTCTGACCAAGGCAATGGAAAGCGGGGAGGCCCGTGAGGAGTTGTGGATCGCGTGTTCTCGCGATCTTTTGTTTTACATCAACACGTTTTGCTTCACCTACGACCCGCGTAAGTCCAACGGCGTTTTGCCGTTTGTGACGTACAAGTTCCAAGACGAATCAATGTTGCAGATACGGGACTGCATTCTTGATGGACGGGACTTGGTGATCAAGAAGAGCCGCGACATGGGTGCGTCGTGGATGCTGCTCACGGTGTTCGAGTGGTTCTGGCATTTCAAGAGCGGCCAGAGTTTCTTGTTGGTGAGCCGTAACGAGGACTATGTAGACAAGACCGGCAACCCGAAGTCGTTGTTCTGGAAGATCGACTTCATTCACAAGCATCTGCCGAATTGGTTGGTTCCACCAATGACGCGGACCAAGTTGAGGCTGACCAATGACGAGAACGGAAGCACTATTGACGGCGAATCTACTACTGGTGACGTTGCTCGTGGCGACCGACGGACGGCCATCGGCCTTGATGAATTTGCTGCCTTCGAGGTTGATTCCTCGTATCGGGCGTTGGCTTCGACGCGAGATGCGACGCGTTGTCGAATTTTCAATTCCACGCCTGCGGGCAGCAGTAACGCGTTTTACGACATCGCTCACCAAGACACGTTCGAGCAACTGAACCTGCACTGGTCGCTGCACCCCGAGAAGGCGGAGGGGTTGTACGAGCAGAACGGTCGGATGCGTAGCCCTTGGTACGACAACGAGTGCAAGCGGTGTGCGCACGCCCAAGAGATTGCTCAGGAACTGGACATCGACTTCGCCGGGTCTGATTACCAGTTCTTTGACCAGAAAATGCTCACGCGACACATCACCGAGTTTTCAAGGCCGCCGCTGAAAACCGGAGACGTAAGGATCCATGATGAATCACTACAGGTCATGGCCTTTGACTCAGTGCCTAACGGGCGCTTGCGATTGTGGTTCGACCCCGGGGCGTCGTCGAAGGTGCCTACGGATGGTCCTTTTGCGATGGGCGTGGATATCGCTACTGGCACTGGTAGTAGCAATTCGGTTATCTCAATAGGCAACTGCAAGACCGGAGAGAAGGTTGCCGAGTTCGTGAGCAGCAAGACCAGACCGGAGGAACTTGGCAAGATCGCCGTGTCCCTAGCCCGGTGGTTTGCCGACTCGACTGGCCGTGGTGCATATATGGTGTGGGAGGCACCCGGCCCGGGCAGGAACTTTGGCGATGTTGTTATTGAATCGGGATATAGAAACTTCTATTACAAAGAAGACGATGCTAAACTGAAGCGCGGGAGTGGAAGCAGAATTCCGGGTTGGTGGCCGACCAAGGACAATAAGCGGGCGTTGTATGCCGATTATCGGGATGCAATGCTCAATGGCCGGTTTCTCAACCGCAGCAAAGAAGCGTTGTCCGAATGTCGCGAAATCGTCTACACCTCAAACGGATGGATTCAGCACTCTAAGACGAACTCTTCGATGGACCCAAGCGGTGCCCGTGAAAACCACGGCGACCGCCCCACCGCCGATGCTTTGCTCAACCTTGCTATGAAGCAAAAGGTTGTGAAGCAGGGCGGAAAAGAAACGGTCATTACCGAAGGTTCACTCGCTTGGCGCAGGCGTGAGTTTGAATCACGACGTAATCGAGTGGAATACTGGTAATGGCTAAGAGCAGCAAATTCAACGACAAGATGAGCCGCCTCTCTGAGGCGATTATGTACAGCCGTCGCAAGATGCAGCCGTTCCGAGAGAACCGCTTGCGTGCGATTCGGCAGTATGTCGGCACCAATTACAGCGATTACGGTGCTGAAGACAAGGTTCCGGTCAACCTTCTGGAGATGGCGATCAACATTTATCGCCGTCAGGTGGCTGCAAACCGCCCGCAGGTGATTGTCCGAACCAAGAACAGCGATCTCAAGGCGGAAGCAGCCGACTTTGAGACGATGATCAACCACACTCTTGATGAAATTGAGTTCGAACCGACGCTCCAGCGTTGGGTTTTGGACGCAATGTTCGGTCTTGGGGTTGTCAAGGTGGGTCTTAGCCCCGGTCGTGCGGGCGAAATCGACGGTTTTATGCACGATGTTGGTCAGGTTTTTGCCGACAACGTGGATTTCGAAGACTTTTGCTTCGATATGACTGCAAAGCGGTGGGATCAGGTCCAGTTTTGCGGCAATCGGTACACGTTGCCGTACGAAATGGTCATGGACATGAAGTTGTTTGGCAACAAACCGCTTCAACCCAACCCATATCACCGCGTTACGAACGAACAAGGCGACGAACGCATTACTTCGCTGCAAACTGGCGGCGAAACGCTTGGCACCGAGCAGTACATGCCCGTTGTCGAGTTGTGGGATGTGTGGTTGCCGTACGAAAACGTGGTCGTAACCGTTCAGGCTGACGACCACGCGGGCGGTTTCTACAACAACGAGCCGTTGCAGATTGTGGATTGGGCTGGGCCGGAGGTTGGTCCCTACCACCTGCTGTCTTACATTGACGTTCCGGGCAACATCATGCCGCTTTCCCCGGCTGGCTTGCTCGTAGACATGCACGAACTGGTCAACCGGATCTTTCGCAAGTTGGGCCGTCAGGCCGAGCGACAGAAGACGCTGACCGTTGTAGCGGGCGGTGCGGAAGAGGATGGTCGCCGCATCGTCAACGCTTCTGATGGCGACACCATCCTCTCCGACCGCCCCGAAGCAACGCGAGAAATGAAGTTTGGCGGCGTAGACAGCCCGTCACTTGCCTTCATGATTCAATTGAAGGACATGTTCTCGTATCTCGGCGGCAACCTTGATTCTCTTGGCGGCCTTGCTCCGAGCGCGAAGAGCGGCAAGCACGACTCGTTGCTTCGTCAGTCAGCGTCTGTTCGAATTGACGACATGCAGGCTCGCACCACCAACGCTGTTCGCAAGGTGGTCGAGTCAATTGCCGACTACATCTACTACGACCCCGCTCCGTCAACTAAGGTTTACCGAGACATCCCCAACACCGACATGTCGGTGAAGGTGGATTTCGATCCCGAGATTCGGGAAGGCGATTTCCTCGACTTTGCAATTGACATTGCTCCGTACTCGCTTCAGTCGCGAAGCCCAAGCGAACGGCTTGCTGCGATCAACGAGATCATGCAGGGTGTGGTCATGCCTATGGCTGGTCAGTTGCAGCAGCGTGGCATCGTTCCCGACATGGATCGTTACATGGAGATCATTTCCAAGTACTCGCACATGTCGGAGATCGCCGAGATCCTCAAGATCGCCGACTTCGCCGAGATGGAAACGATGAAGGAGATGGCGGAGATGGGCGGCGGGCAACAGCAAGGCGCGAACAAGGCACCCGTGACCGAACGCCGCTATGTCCGAGAAAATGTCGCCATGGGTGGCACCCGTGCTGGGCGAGACAACGCAATGGCTCAGGCACTGATGGGTGGAGGCGGAGACAACGCCGTTACCCAAGCCGCAATGGAAGGCATGTAATGGCGAAGAAAAAGGGCAGCATGAAAGGCATGAGCATCAAGTCTGGCGACAAACGCCCGACTAAGCAGGGTGCTGGCATGACTGCAAAGGGTGTTGCAAAGTACCGACGCCAGAATCCCGGCAGCAAGTTGAAAACTGCCGTTACAGAAAAAAGTCCGTCTGGCAAAAGGGCCAAGCGACGCAAGTCGTTTTGTGCTCGCTCTGCTGGACAAATGAAAAAGTTTCCAAAGGCAGCGAAGGATCCAAACAGCCGCCTTCGTCAAGCAAGAAAGCGTTGGAGGTGCTGAATGGCAACTTTTGAACTCGCTGACAACCGATTGATTATTCAGCAGGGTGCGACATACACCCTTGCTATTAACGTCACGGATTCAAATGGAGACACAAGAGACTTCAGCGCCTACACCGCGAGAATGCAGGGAAGAAAGAAGTATTCGTCTACAACTACAGAATTTAGTTTGACGAGCGGAAGTGGCATTACGCTTGGATCTGTTACTCCAAACATTACGATTGAAATTGACGCAGTAACAACTGCTGCAATTTCAGCACCATCAGAAGGCGTGTACGACCTAGAAATCGTCAACGGCCCAATCGTTGAACGTGTTTTGGAAGGCAAATTCACGGTCGCGCCGGAGGTGACTCGCTGATGGCCTCTATCCAAGTCACAAATCTTGAGTCAACGGTTCGAGTAAACGAAACAACCAATGTCGTAACTATTTCGACGATTGGTTTGACTGGACCGCAGGGTCCGCAAGGCATTCAAGGTCTTACTGGGCCAACGGGTGCAACTGGGGCAACTGGACCACAGGGGCCGCAAGGCGTTCAGGGAGATACTGGCGCAACTGGTGCAACTGGTCCGCAGGGAGACACCGGCCCGCAGGGTCCGCAGGGTCCACAGGGCATTCAAGGCATCCAAGGCGATACTGGTCCACAGGGGCCGCAGGGCATCCAAGGGGATACTGGACCCCAAGGCCCGCAGGGTGTGCAGGGGGATACTGGACCACAAGGTCCACAAGGAATTCAAGGCGACACTGGGCCGGGAGTTGTTGCTGGCGGAACGACTGGCCAACTTTTTGAAAAGGCTTCGGCGACCGATTACGACACCCAATGGGTAAGCAAATCGGCCATTGCAATTTCGTCTTTCAACGACGATCTTGATCTGGTCAATAGCCCGGCTATGACCGGCGTCTCGGCTGGCAGCATCACCGGCGTGATCAAGTGTACGCAGGCCCAGTATGACGCCATAACGCCTGACGCAACCATCCTGTATGTGATTGTGTCATGAAGATCGGAAGCAGCGACATCTCGGCGATCTACGCTGGCACCGACGAGGTGCAGAAGATCATGCTCGGCACGGACGAGGTGTACTCGGCAGTCACCGAAGACTGGGACACCTACGAAGACGGAATCTATATCAGAACCGGAAGCAACGGCCGCTTTGAGGTGTGGACAAAGGAGTCGGTGGCGTACACAGGATCCACAGGAATTATTCAGTGGGGACTAAACGGTACGGAATACGGATTCCGGTACAGCACGACGGCACAGGCTGATAACGCCGCACCGTACGTTGCTGTTTGGGACATCATCAACGAAGTGTGGGTTGGGTATTACGCGAAGTATCAGATGAACTGGTTTGGCACGAACAATGGTGCGATGTATGTGCCTTCAACCGCGTGGAATTCAAGCGGCGATAGAAGATTTGCTCTTGTTTTCTTGTCGCAAGAGCCAACCAACTTTGCGAACTGGAGAGGCTACGACGGGCCTGTTGACTGGATGGTCTACGAGGACGGCATCTACCTCAGATACCCAGATACCGTTTCTCAAAGCGTCGATGAGTTGCAGCATTCTGGAACGATATTCACCAAGACGTACGAGCCGTTGAAAAGAACCGATCTTCTTTCTTCTGGCCTTCGATCTTGGGAAGTGGCAGAGAATCGAACCATTGTCTATGCCGGTGGCCTTGGCGGCAGTGTTGTTCCCTTTTATGCAATCTGGTTGGATGGCAACTGGGGAATCTACAAGTGGAATGGCAATGCCGGATCAACTAACCGCTACACACATTGGTCTGGCTACAACTGGGCAACTGGCCCATCTGGTCCATTTGGCAGCAACCGCATCGTCATCGTCCAGATGTTCAAGGATCCCGGCGACATCTCTGGCTGGAGTGATTACGACGGCAACATGTCGGCGTGGGAGTCGATCGACACCAGCCTGTTGACGTACGCATCATCCAACTCTTGGTGGAACATTGACCAGTCCGTGACAACGTGGTCGAGGTCTGGCGATGCCTTTGGAGACCTTGACTACATCACCCACAACGGCACCAACATGGTGCTGCGTGTCAACAACGGGACTCGGTTCGCCTCGTTGCAGGACTACATCGACGAGTACGAGGTTCCAACCTTCTGGGTCTGGATCAACGGTGTCCGGTACATCTTTGACACCCTTGACGCAGTGACTGCGTCGGGCGACCTCCGTCTGATTGGACCCGCGATTTCTCTTGCGGATTTCGAGGACTCCGGCTCTGGTTCCAACTCATTGGGTTGGACGAGCGGCATGGAGGTCTTGTGCGAGTTCCGCGCGGAGTGGGACACGTTCTACCCACGGGTCGGCCTTGTTGCAGGAGACAACTCTTCGGCTGCTGGACAAGTTGATACACCATATGCAACCGGATCCATCTTTGAGAATGTCGCGACGGGCGCAGACAACTACGGTTTGCTGAAGCCTCATTCCTTCGTGCGGTTTGGTAGTACGCAGGTTCAACTTGACGCCACAGGTGTTGGAACTTGGAATCCGACCACCATTCGATCACAATCGGAGTGGGCTGTTTACTGGCGTGACCCATCCACTTACCACGCAGATAAGGGATTCTTCAGTTCTTACGGGACATCTAACTCAGTTCTTCGATACCAGAATCAGCATTGGTCGGTGGACTACAACTCGTTCTCGACGAGGACTCCGGTTGGCATGGTGATCTACAGCAGGGATCCGGGCGACGTTCTTCAGTGGGCTGCGTACGACGGACCCGAGTACGACTACGACACCTACGAAGTCCACAACTGGTACGACTTCAACCTTGACACTAATGTCGGTGACTGGGCAAGAATCCCAATCACCAACACTGGAAGCGGATACACAACGAACATCGTTAGCAGTGGACTGATTGGGTATTCAAACCCACTGTTCTATTGCCCCGCAGTTGGTTACTCCGGTGATAGAGCAGCCATTTATCCAGACATCCCAGACAGCGCGTTCGTCCACCATTGGAGTACGAATGCTGGTATTGGAGCGTACACCTCTGCTGGAGGCTGGTACGCCTTTGGCAAGCCGACGACTTCTCCAACTGGAGCAGGGTTTACGTCGTACGAAAATCTTCAATACAGCAACGACCCGGACGGAGGATTCCGTGGAGGCACTGGCGCTTCTCAACTCATGACCTCCAGCAAGGGAGGCGAGAAAGCGAAGTATTGGGCGCGTCCGTATCCCAAAGACGGCCTCATCATGTTCTTGCCGTTCAAGCAGATGGGCAGTGGGTACAACTATCGAACAGATGCTGGTGGTGCCTACATCATCGCGGGCGAGCAGTACCACTTCCCGTACCCAGAGAACTACTACATTCCGTACTACGGATTCGTGTTTGTTGGAAACCGAATCTTGATTCAGTTCACTGGAACAAGTGCAAACCAGACCGCCAACAAGACCGAGTTCCTTGCCCGCGTTGGCGGTACCGGTGCGACCTGCACGGTTCGGCTGCGGGACGGGAGCCTCTCCGGGACAACCGTCTCCAGTTCGACCGAGTACACCTACACCGGAACGTGGGGGACTTGGACTGCGACTGCTGTTCAACTCGTCTTAAGCAACCCGTCTTCCGGCGCACCTTTCAACTGGTCAAACCAAAGCGATGGAACATCGGAGTTCCTTCTTCCCTTCCCCTGTGCAATCCGTATTGAGGAATAATCAATGCAGTCTCTTCTGACCTTCGGCGAAATCCTGAAGACTCTGGCCCGGCTCGAAACCTACATTCAGGGACTCAACGAGTACTACACTCAGGCCGAGGCACGCACTCCCATCGACGATGCCCTGATCGACCAGTTCCTCGCGAAGGCTGCGGCTCTCGAAACGGCTGCTGCTGCCCTCAAGACCGTGGTCTACAACCCGAACCCGCCCGAGTGATGAAGCGTCGGTCAGCAGACTTGCCGCACAGCGGTTTGTCACAATGGCGATTCAAAGTTGGATTTTGAATTACCCTAGTTTCTCGTCCGAGAAATAGCAGAGAATCAGGAATGCAAGTC